TTTGTAATATTTTATTGTCAACAAGACCCCTTATAAACTTGTTAAAATTTTCAATAGTATACTTACGTGTACCACTATCATCTGAGAAATAATAACCACCTGAATATGCGTCACAAACTTGTTCAGCAGATACCATATGTTCTAGTACTCTACATCTCATATCATGAAAATACTGACAATATTCACACTTACCAGTTTCAAAATCATGTTGTCTTAGTCTAACTTCTGGATCTGTAATAAACCTAAAAAACTGTTTAGTCTTAGACACACTTCTCTTTTTCCATTCCCCATCATTATCAATACCATAACCAGCATCTGTTAATGCTTTCATAGCAACATTTGTACAAGCAGACTGTGTAGAGTTGTTATCTACATCACTAGGTTTCTTATTACTTCTATCTTCTATACACTTATTATATGCTTTAGATACAATACTCTTAGCTTCTTTAGGTGCATTTCCAATATCAGGTGCTCCATCCTTACCCCTCTTTATGTCACATCCATTACCACTTCTATCTAAAGGAACATCATACTTTCTACCACGTTGTTCAAACTCCTCTATAATTTCATTTTGCATTTTTTCCAAATCTTCTTTACTGTAACCATATAATGGTTTACCAGTTCTTACAGTGATTTCATAAAATGCTTTAATTATAGATTCTCTAAAAAGTAACTCAGCATCATCTAAATCAGCAACAGTAACACTAGCACTTAGATCAAATGTGTCAGGCATCTCCTCATCAACTTCTTCGTATACAGATGCATCCCTATTTAGTTTTTCATACTGTTCTTTTAAAAACTTATATCCCATAAATTACCTCTCAATACCTAAAATAAAATCTAATTTATCAATTGGATTAGTAAATTCACAAATAGATCTTTCATCAGAATACTTACAACCATCACGTTTAGCAGCATCCTTTAAACTTTTTAAACTTACATTTAATACTTTAGCAAAACCGCTAAGACGTTCTATAGGTGGACAATTAATATTTCCACTCAGTATATTATTAACAGTAGCAGATGATATACCAGCAGCTTTACCCATAGAATCTTTTATATCGCCTTTTGACTTAGTATCAGATACTTTGGAATCTATTTTAGAATTTAATAAACTACTTAAACCAGAACCCCTATAAACATCACCCATATTTAACTCCTATTTTATCTAAAACTTTACCAATACCTAAATTACTTATACAATATTTATATAACTTATTATGAGTTTTTTTCATAATCTGGAATTTATTTGGTTTCTCTAAATGAACACCAAACATACAAAACATACAACCTGTATTTTTATAACCTATATCATATATACTAGAATATTTTAAATTATTTAATTTAATGTATTCCCAAATATCTTTTTCTAACCAAATAGATAAAGGTAATGATTCTTTCTTTTTACCATCAAAAATATTACAACCTTTTCTTAAATACTTCTGTTTTCTTAAAGCACTATCATAAACCATAGTTCCTATAAACGGTAATAATCCATACTCTTTTTCAAACTTACGTGAAGGCCATTTTTTTAATGCATCACAACACTTATAACTTATTTTAAAATTAGAATTTATTAAATACTTCCATTTTTCTGGTATTTTACCTGACTTATTTTTATCACCATATAATCTTTTGTTTCTTAACTTATCAGATTTTGTATTTATAACTTCAAATAATTTTTGACTAACTTCTTTAGATACAATAGGATAACCATAATGATTTAATACTTCTTTAAAATTCATTTTAGGTTTTACCCAAACTACATTATCTACACTTTTTACAAATTTAATAATCTCTGGATACTCTAAGCCAGTATTTAAAAACATAGCTTTAGTATTAGGATATTTCTTTCTAATTATATCTAAAAGAACAGTAGAATCTTTACCACCTGAAAATGATACATATACTTTTCCATTATAATGCCTATAAAATTCTTCAATACGTCTTTCAGAAAACATAATCTTAGCTTGTAATGGTAAGGATTGTTTCTGTTTTAAATAATAAGAATCAATTTTTAACAATTTGTAATTTTCTTTTTTTCCACGATTCTTTTAGCATAATAGAATGTCTATCTTTTCTTTCATTTGACCATTTTCTACCATAATTATAATTGCTTTCACCACTCACAGCTTTAGATATTTTATTTTTTGTTTCTTTAGATCTTTTTAATCCATAGTTAGGAGCATCTTTACCAAATTTTCCATACATATGGTTCTTTTCTCCTGTACGTGATAAAGATAAATTCTTCCTATGCTCATTTGTTATTTCTTTACCATACATAGCATTTCTTTTACCAGTACTATGCCAAATTCCATGTTCTTTTCTAGTTAATTTTATTAAATTACTAATATTATCATTTAATTTATTACCATCTATATGATGTATAACGCAACCATCACCGTAAACTACTTTATTATCTGGATTATAAAGATTCCAAATAGATTTAGCTAACATAACAGAAGCATAATACTTTACTCCATCATGTATTATTGAAAAACTACAAAATCTTCTACCATCTTTCATACGACAACAAGCAATTAATTCTTTTACTCTATCTTCTTTGTTCATATTATTCTCCTTGAATAATTTCCTATGAAAATGTATAAGGGCGACTACTAGGAATGTAGCTTTCGAGCGATCTACTCTAGCCCTTAATTTTTATTACTTCTATACAACTTTCTTTTTCTTCTTAGTTTCTGCATCTTCAATAGTTTGTTCATCTACTGAGTTCTTATCTTTATCAACTGTAGAACTGGCATCTGATGTATTTGTATCTGACATGCCATTAGGCATACCCATGTCATCTAATACAAGATATTGATTACCAATTCTCACGGCTAACCTATCACCACCAGGAACTGGATCAAAGTTAAGAACTTTTCTTGCTTCATTCTTTGTTATAATTCCAGCATCACTTAATTCCTTACCAGTACTAGCATCAACAACAGGATCTATCACAAATCTTAAAGAAGCATCTGGTGCAATTTCTCTTATTAGTTCATTGTTTAATTTTAATGTTATAAGATTAACTAAAGGTCTAAATAATTTTGATTTTGTATTCTTTGATAATGCATCAGTTGTTGATCTTGTTAGTCCATCAGCATTACCTAAATCTACAGAAGATACTCCAAAATTTCTATTAACTGTTTCCTGAATAATAAGTGTTAATTCTGCTAACTGCATTTCCCTAAAAGGCCTTGTGAAATCTATCCATCCAGCATTACCAACATTGTCTAATACTTTTAATTGTCTTTTTCCACCCTCACCCCTACTTGCTTCAAACTGTGCTTTAGCTCTTTCATAAGCCTTTTTACCAATCTGCTCTAGATATAAAACTCCAGGTGGTATTTCATCATCTATAAAATGTTTAGCTATAGACTGAGATGAATACATTAAAGCAGATACTTCATTTGTAATTGTTTCTATTATAGGTGTACCATAAGATGAATAAGTTCTTGGAAATTGTATTGTCCATATAATATCATCAACACTATGAGGTATTACTAATCTTTCCTTACCTGCTCTGTCAGTTAGTATCTGTTTAAAATATGTTATGTATGAACGTGAAGAGTCAAGAACTGGTCTAAACTGTGTAGCATCACGAGCATATATTTCTACAATATTACCATTTATACTTCTTACTTTTTCAATAACAGCTTGATCTAATACTAACAAATCAGTAAGAAATTTCTGTATAATACTAGGCCATGTCTCTTTTGATATATTAGGTCTATTTATAAATTCTTCTACAGCTTTAACACTACTCTTTTTACCATCTACCCTTATAGGTAAATGTGCTACTTCTTTAACTATTGAATCTATTGCTGGTCTAACATGAGAACTTCTTCTATAAATCTCTCTTAATGTATCAAAAGATAAAAGAGAATCTCTCTCCATATTCTGAGAAGAATACGACCAAGCCTGAGAATTTGTATTGTGGTCATCTCTCCAACCACGATTAATACTGAATCCGTCACCATCTTTTAAATCGGAACTTAATTGAATAGTTTTATCACCAACAACTTTTGCAGAATAAGTTCCAACTAGATTTAATGCTTTTGAAAAGTCCATTGATATCTCTGAACCATCATGATCTAAAACACGAAACCCATTACCATTTTTTTCACTCATATATTATCCCATCTGCCAACTAGCAAATCCACCTTTACCAACTCCTTCATTAGAATATTTTTTACTTCCTTGAACAGCTAAATAACAAGCCATTACAGCATCACTATATGTTCCATAAGGATATTGTAGAAGTTCTGTTATCCAATGACAAATATTACAACCACATCCTTTTTCTAATTCCCAATCATACTCATCTTCTTCCATTGGTATAACCCACCTACCATTTTGAAAATCAGTTGCCATAGCAGGAACACCAAAATCTAAACTTTTCTTCTGTTGAGAGCCTGTAGTAAAAGGTTCTATGTTCATTTCTACACCTTGTAGATCATCTAACCAATCTATTATAGCTTGTTGATAAAAGTTATTCTCAACTACAGCAGCTACAGGTGCTACCTCATTATACATATCTATTAATTCTCTTGCAGTATCAGGTGAAGAAAACTTACCTCTACGTATTTCAATAGGATATCTAATTTTCTTCTCTTCATCAAAAGCTAAACCAAATAGTACAGTATACTTAGAGGATTTACCTTGACCTATTGCTAAATCAACACCTATAAATTTTTCTAGATTATCTATATAAGGCATATCTTGTCTTGAAACACAACAAGCTTTAATATTATCCTTATTAAATACTTTATCAAAATCAGACATCATTAATCCACGAAAGGCTGGATTAAAGTATATTGCACCTCTAAATTTAAATTCTTCTATAAGTGCTTCCTTAGGCCACCGTTCTTCCCAAACTGGTGTAAAGTCCTCATCTATAAAATACTTATAAGATTGAAACTTTGGTGTCTTTAATAACTTTGCAGTTAAATCATCTTTGTGCCAAGGTGTTGCAACATATATAATTCTAGCTTTTGGACCAGATTTAATATCCATCCAGTTACCAAAGAATGCATCTATAACTTGTTGTCTCATACTAGGGTTAAGAATAGCATTCTTAAAAGAAACAACATCATCAAATAAAACTAAATCAGCTTTACCTCCAGTAGCAGAAGCTAATACTCCACAAGCTTCTATAGATGAATCCTTTCTAACATGAGTACCAGCTAATCTAACTTTAGATGCAGACCAAAGAGGTGCGCCTTCATCTGTTATGTCTGGAAATATATCATGAAACTTACCACCCTCTTTTGATATATGACCTTTTATTTCCTGTAATATCTTGCAAGATAAGTCATCAGAATGACTTATAATCTTAATTCGTATATCTGGATTGTTTCCTAACTCCCATAAACATCTCTCTACACTTATTGTAGTTGTTTTACGATGATCTTTAGGAGAAGTAATAACAGTATATATGTTATCAGTTATATGACTATGCCACTCTTGATGCATATTAGACAGAGGACATTCAAAATCAGTTGCCATATACTGAGAAAAAGCAAAAGGATCTCTCCTAGCTCGTTGTCTTATCTTCTCCAAGTTCAATGAGAGTAAGTGCTCTTTGAGTTTCCTTGAGTTTTGTGTCAAGTTCTCCATCATCCAACCCCTTTAAATCTACACTTATTGTTGTTTCTGTTTTAACTGTAGGTTTACCAAGTATCAATCTCCTTTGTTCATTAACTAATCTAATAGTACTAACAACATCACTCCAAGATGTAGGTTCTATTTCTTCAGAACATATCTTCTCTAGAATCATATCTTCTAGACTAGTTAATATACCTAATTGTTTTTCATCTTCTTCTAATATTATTGTATTGTTTGATTGTTCTTTTATACTTAATCTAGCTTTAAGCATACCTTGTAGCTTTTCTATTTTATCATCCCAACCATCTTCAACTTTCCATTTAGAAAGAGTTGGTTGTGTAACACCAAGTTCTTCAGCTATACTAGATAAAGTATTCCTACCTCTATATAATTTAAATGCTTCTTTTCTTCTTTCAGTATCTTTAGGCCTAGCGATAATATAACCTCCATTTTTATTTATTTTATTAATAATACTATATTTTCAATATGTTGTCAATATACATTATCTAATTACATCTTTTAGAATTAGAAAAGTGCATAAAAAAACCCCACAATGATAATTTTATTTACCATTGCAGGGTAAGGAGGAATTGTTAGACCCGATTATCTAACAAGCACAACCATGAAAAATACTAATCTACTTCTTTTCTTCTTCTACAACTTTAGGTTTTGTTATATCTTTTAACATAGAACCGTCTTCTAACTCTTTGTTAAAATATTCTTTAAACTGTTTAATTCTTAACTTTTGACCTTTGTACTCGAAAAAACCACCCTTATGAAACACTATACTATCAAGTTTAATACCTAAAGTTATAGTATCCATAACTTTATCAATACCATGTGAATAAGATATTTCTACTTCTACAGGACTACGTGGTCTATCCATCTTATTCTTTACTATTGATACTCTACAACTCATACCAATAGGATCTTCAGATTTCTTATTTTCTGGATGTATAAAGCCTGTATTAGCTGTCTTTAATCTAACAGAAGAATAAAACTTTACAGCATTACCATGTGGTGTTGTTTCAGGATTACCAAATACAATACCTATTTTTTCTCTTACTTGAGATACTAATATCAATGCTACTTTACTATTCCATATTAACTTATTAATTTTTCTTAATGCAGTAGAGACAATCCTTGCTTCTGACGCTAATGCTTTTGTATCTTCTGTTTTTCCAGCTTCAAATTGTTTCTTACATCCTAATACTGATAATGAGTCTACAACTAAACAAGCAGGTACTTTATTCCTTTTAGCAAATTCACAAGCTAATTCTATTTTATCAAAAGCATCTTCAAGATAATCAGAATCAAGTATTAACAATTTAGAATCATCTATACCTAATTTCTTAGACCAACCAGATAACATAGAATTCTCAGTATCTAGCATTATACCAACGCCACCATTCTTCTGACAAGATGCTAATAAATTTGCAGCAAATATACTATTATGTGTTACTATAAAATCTTTAGTAACAAAAAGTTTACTTTTATGTGCTACTGATATACAAGTTACTTCTTTCTTGTTCTTAATAGATACAATTTTTTGTAACCTTCTACCATTAGAACCTCTTTTATAAAATTTATATCTGTCAACTTTTCTTTTTAACCTGAATGGTACTAGATTATTGAAATTAATTATAACACGATAACTTAATCTACCACGTTTCTTAACTCCTTTATGCGTATAGAAAGTGTATCTACTTGTTACTTTACACTTACCACCAAGAGACAAAACAATAAATTTTACATTTTCTGACAATTGCTTTGATGTTGTACTATATTCCATAAAACCACTAACAGAACAATGACCATCAGAATCCATTAATCCTCTAAGAATTTCTAACCTAACATTAATATTATTAAATAAGTATTCTCTAGGAACAAATTTTTCATATGATTTCTTACCTAGCAAACCAACATTTCTAAGTTTATCACACATACCTGAAATAGTATATGAGTACTTACCACAAGCATCCTTTCTACATATACTACCAAGAAACTTAGGTATTTCTACGTCAGCAGTTGTTAGTTTTACAACGCACTGATTACCTGTACTATCTTTCTTTTTGTAATCAGCTAAATGACCACCACCTATTAACAATCCCAATAAATAAGGATCAATACTAACTTTTTGTTTATTAAATTTAATAGGTTCTACTAGTGGTATTTCTACACGATATTTCTCTTTTGGTATTAAACCACCATAATCAATTATAT